GGGCTCAACTATCATTTTTGATTATCCGCGATTTATGGCTATCCAAATGACCTCCACCCCCTCACCTACCAGCGAGCCACAGAAGAGCAAGCCAATCACCAAAGAAGAACTCCTTGCCGCCGCACCAGAAGCCGCTCGACTGTCTAACCTAGATCAAAGGAAAATGGCTGGGTTAGAGACACAAGGCTGGGAGGAAAGATTTGATAAGGAGTTTCCTGATTTCGCAGATTTACCAAGCACAATATATGAACCTGAACCAGGAGAAATAGTAGTACGTCAGGGAATCAAATCCTTTATCGCCTCCGAGTTGTCTCACCGAGAAGCAGAAGTGATTAAAAACATTATTGATTTAATAAAGAAATATGAAACGAATCCCGCTGACCCAATACGGGATTGAATTAGAAGAATGATATGGGCTGGTCAATAGGATTTGATTCAAATTGGCAACGAGACATCGGATATGGAGTTCCTGCAATTTGCGACCTGCCGAAGTGCAATAAAGAAATAGATAGGGGACTCTCGTATGTTTGTGGCACAGAACCCTATGGTGGCGAATACGGGTGCGGATTGTATTTTTGTTCAGACCATTTCCAATACCGACAACCCAGAGGGTCAGACAGCATAATTCAATTATGCCCACGTTGCTACCGATACAAAACTCCCTACGACCCAAAGCCAGATTCAATTGAATGGATAAAATGGAAACTTATAGACCCAAGCTGGGAAATGTGGCGGACAGAGAACCGAAAAGAAGTTCAGAGAATGCTGCTCCGAGAGATTGAATCAAATTAAGCCCCAAGAGAAAGGGATAAAGAGATGAAAATAATGGAAAGCAGGATTATCGTTAGTTTGCTAAGTGCTCTTGTTGTTGTTGTTGGTATTGCTGGTTTTCTGTGGTTCTTTATAGGGACAGTTTGGATTGCATACACTTTAGGTTTTGAATGGGCAATGCTCAATTTTTTTGGCAGTATCCTTATTGGATTATTCTGTTTGTTTTATTTTTCTGATATATGAAACTCCTCCTCTTCCTTATCGTCGTCGCTCTGGCTGTTTTAGCCGCGGCTTTTACCGCATTCTTCTGGGGGGACGTGGTCAGGGCCAAGCCGATGATCGGCCGCAATCCCGCGTACATTTCGGTGATCCAGCCCTGTTCTGACTACGATGATCGGAAGCACTGCGGCCGGACTTTCAAACAGATACTCCAGCTCTATGACTACCAGATCTGCGCCGAACCGGATTGGGACAATGGCCGGTGCGATCGGTACTATAGCCCGGAGGAAGCGCACGTAGCACTTAATAATCTACCAAACTGGCATGATTGACGAACCAAAACACTCGGGAACATTCATCATCATCGGCCTGATATTTGGGGTAATCGGGCTGATCGGGTTTATTTTTTGGGGTTGGGGAATGATTAAATTATTAAGTCAAACGATATGAATGAAGAAGAACAACAAGTACAAGACGTACTCGATAGTCTACCTAACCCCTGGTACAAAAACTGGCGGCCGTGGGTCGTTGCCGCCATCGGAATAGGTGTCGCAGCCGGGGTATTATGGGCCGGACATTATGATCGAGTGCCTAAAGCGCCGAATAAGGTAGACCAGATTGAGCAATACCTGGCCTGTATGGTCAAGACGAAGCAGAACGGAGAAGACCTCTGTGTGCCTCTCGACCAGGCCATACAGATCATACTGGAGGAGCAGAGACGATTAAACAGCAAAATCGATGCGCTCCAGCCAAGTCCCTAAACACCATTGCGAAATTTGTGGCTATCATCTACTGCAGACCCAGCACTGCCCCAACGAGTGGCGACCTGCGCACCAACGGCTCAAGGAGTGGGTCGAGAACGGCGGCCGGAATAAGCAACTGAACGATCAAGACTTAACTTGGATGAAACGAGCATAAGAAAACCGACCCTAGAGGCTTGCTCTAAGGTCGGTTCGGTGGTGGGTTATTCCCCGGGGTAGGGGCGGCGAGGTGTTGTACCCGTGTGAGGACAGGTGCGTCGTCGTTAGGGACGCACTTCCTCTAACGAGGGTATTGTCGGCCGATCCTGCCGAAGCCAGGTTGTTTGTTTAGATACTTCTGATAGCAGTCGCCCAAAAAACGGTTGTGGACGTGCGCCACGACTTTTCCGTTTTCTCGGATTTCCAGCGACTTTTGCTCTCCGATAATGAGGTTGCATTCGTTACAGTATTTGTTGCCGTTGATGATGCTCATCAGTTCACCCAATGCTTTCTCTCATCGAGAACTTCGGTTACGACTTCCGCCGCAACGCAAAGCATTTCGAGGGGATCAACAGGGAGTCCGCATTTTGGACAGCGCTGGTATTTTTCAAACAGCGAGTAAGGCGCCAGAGCAAGACAAAACGGACAGTTAATGTCGAAGTCAAGGTTCACGGGCTTTCTCCTTTGCGTCTTCGATGTGCCATATCCAGCGCAGACAGACGATAGAGGCTTTCTCGGCGAGGTTTCGTTGTGCTTCCACGCTGGCGTTTGGTGGGATGATAAAGACCCGATAGTCTTGCCATTCTTCGCCGGTCGTGTACTTGCCGGAAATTACCGTAACAAACATCACCGCTTGGTTTTGCCGTTCGTCCCCCCTCCTCTCCAGAGCACAGTGCAGAGTTTTAGTGTCCATTTCCTCAATGCGAGGAGGAACACTATAAGTCCCACCGTGAAGAAACACCAAGAAGCAGAGGAGGAACACGATTAACCCAACCACTTTATTCATGGCTTCCTCCTTGAACTTTCATTCTCGCCCCAGCCCTAATTTCTGAGGCGGAAATCAGAGTTCAATATTTATGGAGCTGGCCAAGAAAAGCTAAGTTTTGTAGGCGTCGCGTGAGTGGGTATGCAAACCCAGGTTATGCGAGGCTGTTAGTTTCTTGACCAGCTCTTAGCCCTCCTATTCAGCCGGTTCCGCTTCCCAGACATTCTCTGGGACTTCGGTCGCTCCGAAATTTGCGGTAAAGAATATGGCTTTGCCGGTTAGAAAATTATTGTAGCTCTCCACCGTGGCTTCCACGTCTGGCGCCGCCGAATCAAAATATTCGACCCAGGCCCTCTCGCTCATCGGATGTCTTACCTTTTTTGAAGAGAGATAGGAAAATTCCGGTGAACCTTGTTTTTTTATCAACATATCGTTTGCCCTTTCCTCGTCCCAGCGGATACCCTCCGGGTCGATTTTATTATTGGTTATCCTATAAACAGCTTCAAGGTGCATGTGTGGTCCACTCGTGAGCATCCCACTGTTGCCGGTTGCCGCGATCTGGTCTCCCTTGAGAACGTTGCCGGTCTTCAGACGTTTGGAGAGATGCCAGATCGTGAAGGTATATTCTTTGGTTTCTATGAGTTGTCCGTACCCGCCAAGCGCTGACCACTTATTCGTTACTGTGCCGTCCTCCGGCATATAGACCGGCTCGTATGACGCGCGGTAGTCCTGCGCTTCGTGTACAAACCTCGCTCCAGTAATCGGGGAAGTCCGAAGCGAATTAAATCCGGCTTTATAAATAGGGATTCTCCTACGGAGTAAGAATCGTGGACTCATTTTCATGGTCTCCTGTGGTAAGAGAGGACCGAGTTCGCTGACGATTTGTGCCAGTAATGGTGCCAATTCGCGCACTATTCGACCAAACGCTTTCTTTTTACCGCCGAACGCCTTATCTGCATCCGATCTCTCTTCCTTAATTATTTCATGCACCTTATCGGGTAAACCCAAAAAATTATAGAAGAGATGGCAGAGTTCATGTACCGGCTCCGAGTAAACTGTCGGAGAAACGATCTGGCCGTATTGACGCGCCCCCGCAGCGCCGACCTTGGCGGAGGAGAGAATCTTGGTCCCATAAGGCTTCGGATCAAAAAACAGGAAATTAAACTTATTGTCGTATCCCGCAGCGGGTTGCTCAATTCGGTTATAGTCCACGCACATCGCGTCCCCGCCATAGTCCACGAGTGGGTAAATGTCAGCGGGAATGGTGACGAACTCAAATTCGCAGTCCAGGCCGTTGGTATGGAGAAAGTCCCGGGATTCGTTAAACGGGCTGGTATCGAGGGGACCATTGACAAGGATGAGGACTTTCATACTACGCTCACTAGGATTACACTAGAATGATGTTCTAGGGTCCATTATTTAATCAATCCCCTCAAAAAACGGGCTTATGTTGTAAGTCTCTGACGTAGAAAAGTCATCCCTCCCAAGTAAGTACCTATCGAGAAGATATGCAACGGGGGTTATAATCGCAAAACCTACAATGGTAACTAACGTTACGCCCAGCACATAGTAAGTTATTCCTTTAATGACCCACATTACTTGCATCGATTACTTTGATTATCATTTTACCCTGCTCCTCCACTGAAGCGTTTTTAAACCGTTGTATATCTGACAATCCCTCTAACACGACCCGCAATAATTCGGGATTAGTTTTGGTATCTAAACCATACCGCTTAACCATTAACGCCGGGAATAATTGGTCATTCAGATTGGACCGCAATTCTGTTTGAATGTTCTCAAACGCCTCTTTTCGATCACTGGGTTTTGCTTTCTTATACTGCGGACTATCTACCAACTGTGTAAAGGAGGCCTCCAACAATCTCCCCTGGACTTTCTGGTATATCGAGTATTCATGAGCGGTAAGTTTTATACCTGAAATTGTTTGAGAGGGCATACCAATGTTAGCATCAACTTTTTGGATTTCCTTTATTATAGCGTCATTCCTGGCTTTTTTACTCTGAAATGGATCCACGAGGTTGTATTTCCCACCAGCGACGTTAATTGGATCCCCAAAGAGATCTCTCTTTATTGCTAATTTTCCAGTTAATCCTGGAATTTTAGCCATCACCGCGTCTAGAACCCCCTCCCTTATCCTGGACCGCGGGTCAATCGTTGTTGCGATCCTACCAATGACAGTAGGAATAACGGAACTAACAGTACCCTCTAAGAAATACTCACCCTTCCTCTCAGGTTCAAAGATGGCCCCAACTGCACCCGATATCCCTTTTAAGAAAGTTTGTTCGGACAATCCCTCTAAGGCGGCGAGACCGGTTTTGGCATACCTCTTTGAACCTATATTCTCTTCACCAAGTTCATGAAACTCTGCCCCCAAGGCAAGAAGGTTCCCAATCGGAGAGACCCTATTTAATTGATACCACCTGCCTCCGATAAGGATGGCATTAGGAAGTTTTCTCTCCCTTTCCCATTCCCGTCGCTCCTGTTCGTCATCTGGTAAGTTTCCAGTCATTAAACCCCTTGCCGCAAGAAATGCGCCAATTGCGATCACGACTGTACCCGTTGTCGCGCGTCCTAATCCTTCAACTAATTGTCTTTGAGTAGTAGTCACTCCTTTCTTACCGGCGATGTTCCTGGCCGTTTTAATTAGAGTAGTTACGAATCCGGCGGGCGAAATGTCAATGATCCTAGCGGCGATATTCGTAGGCGTGGTGGTGAATGGAGCAATTACTTCTACCCCCGCAGCGGCAATTTCGCTTTTACTTCTTACAACAGACTTAGCAGCCGAGATAGCAGAGGACATGATGTTCTTACTTTGAAACGTGGCATACTCAGCAGCTTCCATTGCGACCGCCGTCATTTCGTTCGTCGGGTTTGTTAGCAGATCGGCGATCCTAGTCTTCGCATCCTGACCATGGAGACCTTCGTTCATTACCATCACAATGGCCTGTTTTTGGAATGACTCCGCCATTGCTGCCATACGAAACATGATATCCTCTGCCCCTAACGACCTAAACACTGCTTGTGTATAACCTTGAAGGATTTTACTCTTAAATCGGACTTGCCGCATGTCATATTTCTTCAGCACATCCTCAGGATAAATTCCTGTTTTTAGGTATTCCCAGGCTTTTGGAACTCCTATCGCCAATCCCCTCGCCTTCGCATACACGGTACTCGGCGTAATCGTAGTGGTCCGTTGACCGGTAAAAACCGACGCGATCACGTCAAACACCGTTGCCGACACGTCTGAGGCGGTCATTAAACTAGCCATCGTAGTGTTGCCACCGAGGTTAGCGAGGTGGGTAGTAGAAGCAGTAAGAAGTCCAGCCTTCCATAGCGTAATGGCCTGCTCAGCGAATGAAGCCTCCCTCAACATTGACACGAAATTGGCAAGTCCGTTGATATCATGCTTTTTAACCAGATCAAGAATCGCCGCCTGCATCTCAGCAGTAAGTGGTCTTGCGCCACCAAGTTGCTCTTTAGCTTTCTTAAACCAGAAAATTGGGTCTAGAGTATTCCTGGCTATTAATTTGAAAGCCACCACGGTTCGACCAGCCTCAGTCCCGCCTTTAATTACTTTCGTAATAGATTTGTCAATTTGAATTGACGCCTGACCGATTTTTGGTCGCAAAAGTCTTTCGTAAGAGGGGTCATTTATTATTTGCTCCTCAGCCTGGGCGATAAATTGGGCATTGGCGTTGATCGTTTCTTTTAGAGCGATCACTTCAGAGTCAGTGATGCGGTTGGTAATTATCTCCTTTAATAAAGTTTCCACGTCAGCCCCCAATTCCTGGGCGACTTCCTGCATCTCAGTGAAGGACCGAACGCCCCGGGTGGTTAGACCGAGAACTTCCCTTCGCTTCTCTATCTGGTCAATCTGTTCTTCAGTCAAGTTTAATTTATCAGTACGGAACACCTGCGCGACCGTTTTGCCCGCAGGTGTCGCTGTCCCAGCACGTTCAGAAGGGGTGATTGGTATTACTTTTGTGGGTAGCAGACTCTTTGCGACCCCCGTAATCCGTCTCCATGCTCCAACCATTTCTTCTTTGGTGGGAAGTTTAATGAAACCCGCTTCGTCACGGTTTATAAACTGTTCCCCGCTTGCTTTATCCCACTCTGCTTTTAATTGGGAGCGGGTTTTGATTTCATTTCCTTTAACACGACTCCAAACTAATACCTCATCCTCCCAACTGCTAAAAGTAGGGATGTCATAATTTGGGTCAACCATTTTTGAATCAAACAGAATATCCTTTGGTTCTATGGTTACCTCGTATACTTTCCCCAATTTTCCTGCAAATTTATTGGCAACTTCTAGATTGTGTGTCCAAGAGTTAACTTTAACTCCACCAACATTTTTGTTCATTTCACCGCCACGGTATACTTTAATCGGTCTGTCTGGAACAAAATATTCAAGTTCCATTACAATATCATCTGTAGGATTTTGTATTTTCCTTTCCCTTAAATAATTGTCTAACCATTCGTAGGTTCTGTCTGTAAGGGGAGATCCGTGCTCACGATGACCTTGCAGATTTTCCCAGTCTACATTGTCAGGCAGAGTTCTTTTCCCTGTTTCATTTTGAACAAAATCTTTCGTTGCCTTGTCTCTTAGACCAAGATAATCAATATCATCAATCGTTTGTCCCTCCTGACCCTTCACCCACTCATCAAAAGACTGACCAGAGGTTTTGGCTTTGGAAATGGAGGAGAAGAGGGAATCCCTTACCATAGCGGTTTCGAAACCCGCCCGTTGGGCATCAGTCTTTAACACACGTCCCGATATGTCGCGTGTTTTGGTCTCCTCCACCAATCTCTCAAATTGATTCGCCACCGTCGCCAGTGACTTCGATTTAATTCCGAACTTCTCGGCCAGATGACCGATACTATCCTCCATCGTCTGGTCATAGGATTTCTTCAACCGGACATAGTCAATCGCCTTGATCATTTCGTCTTTGGTCAAATTGTCAATCTGTTTGGGTTTAAATTGACCGATGAATCCGCCTTGTTCGGCATATCCTTGGGCCTCTTCCAATGGATATCCCTTATTGACGAGATCGTTGATGAACCCAGCTTTTATTGTATCCCTGACGCTCTTCGTAACTGAGACTGAACTTTGGACCGCGCTTAACGCGACGCTTGATCCAAGACCAGACAACGTACCAAAGAAGGCTGACTGGCCAACGTTAGCGAACAGATCCCTGTTTTCATCATAAGCCCTGGCGAAGGCATTCCCCACGACTTCCTGGACAGCTTCGGTACCACCTTCCAGGAACCCCTGCTTAAGCGGGGCGCTAACGAACGCTTCGGTTAGGTATCCGCCGACTGTAGAACGAACAGTGCCCTTACCGAATGCCTGCCTTAGCAGATTGTCAGCTGGGAGCATTTCAATCACCCCGTTGATTAAGCCGACACCAATCATGACTTTCTCTGCCGTCCTTTCATCAGCCCCGTGGTCTATGGCGTCCTGATAAGCGTTGCCGCCCTCCAGGCCAGCGGAGACAGTATAAAGACCTATCCGCGCCCCCACCGGACCCCCAACAGCAAATCCGAGACCCCCGACGGCCAAGGCCGCGGCGGTGTTTGGGACATTCTGTAGAACTTTCTGGATGACGTAAAAGGGATCATTCAAACCCTCGATCCAATTGACCGGTTCTTCAATCATAAGGCCATACTTTGAGAGTTCCCTATCTACTTTAGCGGTAGCCATCAGTTTGTCAGAGAGGTACTGTGCCGCAGGAAATTCCTTTTTAAATGGAACCAATTTCCTTAGCATAACGGCGGTGGTGGTCTCCAAGGTAGAACTTGTTGATAACAGTCCTGATTCCAGAGCCTTCGCCCCCACGTGATACGCGCGTTTGGGGTCTCTAGCAACTTGTATTCCAAATCTCCCAAACGCTCTAACGCCCCTCGCAGCATCCACCGGCGTGAAACTCGTATCTGAGACGGCAGGGGTTGAAGTCCTCGTCGCCATGTTAGGACCGCCCGAGATTATTCTCAACGGATCAATCGGCCGGAAAGGATTGGGCCTTAAAGGAGCGGCACCCGCGCCTCCACCACCACCGCTAGTTCTCTTTCTAGCAATCGGCAGTAGGGGATCAATCGTGGTCGCGGTAGTCGTGCGGTTAGTCGAAGACGCTCCTCCCTGGATTGGGATAAGCGGATCGAAAGCCCCCCGTTGTAATGAGAATGGTGACGGCATTATTCCTCGTCAGGCGCGGCGATTAGTGCTTCGATGTCGATTGAATCAAGGTTGAAACCCTCATCCTGATTGGGATTGGCGCTCCTAATGATGTCCAGATCATCTGGGTCGGTACTTCCGGCCAACAGAACGGGAACAGGAACACCGGTGGCCTTGGCTGCCTCCACCACGTCAATCACTTTGCCCTTCGGATCCTTGAAGTCAAACCCGCCATCCTCTTTTGGAACCCGACGGTAGCCTTGCTTGTTAAAGTCTGCCATCGTCAATCCAGCTCCTGATTGCGCGCCGATGTTAATGGTCGTACTACTCTTCGTTTTGCCAGCCCCGGGAAGTTCCGCGACCGAGACAATTTCACCGGTAGTGGGATCGAAATTGATAATCCGAACCGTGCCTCTGTCATCCGTTGCTGTGTATTGTTTCAAATTCTCCGAGGGTTGGGCGATACCTGTTAACGTCCAAATTTGCCCAGTATTGGGATCCTCCAACGTAAACTCCTGACCCATCGGAATCTTACCCATGATTGTGACGAGGTTGGTGGAGTTGAAGAATGGGTCAGTTCTTTTTACCCCGAATATCGTTATCCCACCCCCGATGTCAAGGCTCTCCCCCTCGGGTATGTCCTTGGCGATGCCGAACAGTTTCACCGCCTTGTCTAATTCCTCATTGCGTTCAGCACGTTGTTCTCTCTTATAATCTATTCCGAACCCAAGTAACTTCATCGTGTTATCAAATTCCTGCTGACGAAGTTTTGAACGCCTGTCTATTTCATCATTGATAGACGCCCTTATTCTATCGGCACTCTCTGTATCTGCCCTGGCTAGTGATTGCTCTTCAAGTTTCGTAAGTTCTTTGATCGCTTTATCAGACCTCTCTTTTTCAAGGGTTATCCTAGCTTCCGTCACTGAAGAGAAACCAAGACCTGATTGACCAGCCCCGCCACGTTGACCACCTATCGTCCTCTCACCCGACTGAATCTGCCTAGTCTCCTCCAATACCCGATCTTTTTCTGAACCGTAGATACCAGTAATTTCCTCCCTACGGTTCTTCAGGCGACGTTCCTCATCGGTCCTGATGTTGTCCGAAATTACGTCGAAATCTGTATCGAACCCGCTACTGGCGACACCTAATCCATTATAAAAATTCTTGAAGGCGTCCGGGGAACTAAAAATGTCATTGCCACCCCTGATTTCATCAACGGCATTCCCAACATCATCGCCAGTAGCGCCCATTGCGTTAAACCTGTCAAGCCACCCCGACTCCTGTACGTTAATCCCAGCAGCTTTCGCTGCTTCGTATTCCTCTGTAGTTCCACCGCCTGGTTGAAAGGCCATATGAGTTAATATTATTAATTAGTCTTTTGATCCGTAAATCGTAAGTCGGCTTCCTGTCAGAAACGATGCCGAAGTAGTCACGGTCATCGAACTGATCTGTGCCGCGGTGTTGTTCCAGACCGCCGAGGCGGAAATATGGGACGGAGCATTCGTCCCAGTCGTATCTGCTCCCGTCCCGGTGATGGTAAATAGCTTCTTTTCCGCTGTCCGGTTGATAACATGAATGGTGTAGTATTGATTGGCTACCGATGTTTCGTCGGAGAATGGGTTAATTCCCGACGTGGCATTAGCGCTCGTCCGGGTAGCATCGTCAATATATCTTACGTAACCGTAATTCGCCGCCGTGTCGCCGTTCACCGTGAACCCCATGATCCCGTCCGCGGTCCAGCCGGCTATGTAAATTTTTATCATCAGTTCTTTTCTGGTGGGGAGGCTACTCACCGCGATTGTCGCTCCATTCGCGGTCAATACTGTTTCTCCGAGTTGTTCCCAACCGACATTCTCCACGCAATCAACCGTCGTCCCCCCAGCCGAACTGTCGAAACACAGGTTCCCCACGGTTTGCGAACCGGTGGTGGTCGCGTTGCCCGAAACAAATAGACCCTCTGAGCCGTACGGCCAGATCGGATAAATAGACCCGGTTGAGGATGTGGCATTGTTTCCAATCACGAAGTAATCCGTGGTACTCGCCTTTCCGGAAAATAGAGTGGTGGTGGCGTTAAATCGCAAATTCCATTGGTCGTCCAACCGATTCCCCGAAGCAGTCCCACCTGATATCGTACCTGTAGCGATACGAAACAGGTTATCAGTTGTATTCATCGTAAAGTCAAAGGTGTTTGTCGCAATACTGATCACCCCGGCGCTGAGGAGCAGCGGCCGTTCCACGATGAACGTGGTACCATTGGTGTTCCAGGTCAACTCCCCCGCGCCCGAAGTCGCAAATCCGAAATTCCCATTGTCCTTGTTCGCCCAGAGGTAGATGGAAGTAGAGGTGGTCAGATAGAACTTTACTGTTGTAGCCGTAGAAGAAGCGTAGTAATTAGCATTCGTGAAGGTATTGGCCGCGTCCAGGGTCGGGTACTGAACGGTCAGGTAATGATCATCGTCGGAAATAATGACAGTCTCACCCGGACTATGGGCTTTAATGTTCGCTGCCTGGGTAGCATTGGTATCAAAGCGATAACCAAATGTACAACTGGTGAAAGTTTTAGTGGACACCGTTAATCCAGTACAAACTACGATTTCAGCATTACTCCGTCCCGGAGCGATGTGCAGAACGATCCTATCCCCCAGGGTATCAGAATTTAGAGTATTACCATCCTTCGTGGTAATTGAACTGACAATCATCGTCGTGTCCGCGTGACCCTCTGTCTTTGCTTCACCTAGTGTAGTCTTATACTCAGATGGACGAAAAGCTGCCGCCCCCAAATTATCAACGTCGATTTCCTGATAACCAATCGTCGGGGGTTCACTTGAAATTCCGTACACGACACTGTCCAAAACCACCGGCTCTAGGAACGTGTCAGTGCTGCGCGTTAAGTAATACCCGCTACTAGCAATGACCAATAGGGTAGCGATAGAGAGGATGATTTTTTTCATACTTGCTCCTTTCAAATTAAGTAACACCTTTTAATGGAAAAACTGAATTGGAAGTCGGCGCGTGATACCAAGCGTGGGCGTCCACTACCCACCGCTGTCCTTCGCCATCGGAAGAGAACGTAGCCTGAACCGTGTACGGGTTTGCTTGTCTAGGAATTTCGAAGACCACAAAAAATGGATCCAATTCATCAACGTCATCCACCGTCCCACCCAAGGGTTCAGTCCCGAGGGCGTTCACACCTAATGGATTCGACACCCCCTGGGTGATGTATTCGGTGTCCGTGTCAGCAAGGTCATACTCATAAACCGCCGTCTTTCCATTCTCATCGAAGAGAACTTCCACGTAGAGCGTCGTCCCGGCTCCAATCCGTCCTTTAACCGCCAAATACACAATTTCCTTCTGTTCGAACTCCTCCCCGAAATGCTCCGCTTTGGTAGTGTACTCAGCCACTATCGCCGCCCCATCCTTTGTATAACCATCGAAAGCTTTATAACACCGAGAAGAAGCTGAACCCCCGAAATAAAAATCCCCATCATACTCCGTCCAATCACTGACTGCCCAATCCATGACGCCGTGATTGATGATGGCGGCACCCTCGATGTTTTCGCTAAATTGGATATAGACGATTTTTTCGTTAATACTCTGATCTTCGTCAGTCCGGCAAGCAGCGACCATAATCCGTTCTTTGGTCCAATAACCCAAAGCTGCGTCGGAGTAGTCGAAATTCTTGATTGTGGGTCTGATGATGCTACCAAGGTCCTCCGTCTGGAAAATATTCTCCGCTTCTAAACGTTGCAACCTCCTCAACTGTCCGACGTTCGAAATAAACCAATAATCGTTCCCGACCCTGGTGATGGCCTTTGATGAGGCTATGCCGATGTCGGCGACGTGTTTCCTAACTGCCGCCCTGGTACTGGAAGATGGGAATTCCAACCCGAACGCAATCACCTGCCTCTCCTTAAATATAATAATCCAATTGTCAATCGCGGCCAAGGCGACGTTTTTCCCGCCCTCCGGAAAATCCTCCGTCAGTGGGGAAGACGGGGTGGTGGAGACCGTATAATTTGTGAAATCACTGACTTCGGACCCCTGCATAACTGTCTCTGACCCGACCACGCCCGTCCCCCACACTCGACCTTGCGCTGTGATGATGTAGGAGAATTTGGGAACCCCGCTGTAAGTCGTGATGTCGGGTATCTGAGCAATCCCGGTGTTGTCAGCCGAAGCAGTGGCACCTGCGCAACCAGTAAAAGTTGTGCCGGTTTTGCCCGTGTAAGTCACTTCCACCCTAACCCCAGCCGTGTCCCGGTAGACCAGGGTACCAGTAGCACCGAATCCATCAGTCGGATTAGTCTTAGGATCATCCGTGGTCTTACTGACCGTAATCGTTGCTCCACCTGCGCTGATCGCTCCATCCGCCAAACAAATTGCCCCGTTCCACGCAGTAAAGATGTCGGTGCCATTACTCATCAACAAATTGTCGACCCCGGTATCATTAAATGGCGCGAAAGACATGACCTTTCCAGTAGTAAACCCCTCCTCGAGGATCATCCACTGGCCATCCTGGGAATTACGATTATCACCCCGTATCAAAGCTTCTAACAGGGTATTGGTGCCATTATCCCGCACCTGCACGATAGTCTTATACCCGTTCCCCCGTTCATAAGTAAACATCCTATTTACTTTATCGGCCGCATTCGGCTGATGACCAAATCGGGAATGTCCCTTCAAAGGAGCAATTTGTGAGGACGAGGAAAGATCGATGTTTAAGACATGCGCCGCGAACGAATGCGGAATTTCAGTAGATCGGCGGAGACTGTAAAGTCCTCGATATTGCCCCTGAACAAATGTCTTTAATCCCGGTTCGGTCACCACATCCTCCTTTCAATCCTACCCGCGCTGTTACCATGGACCATAATGCTGGGTTTCTCTCTAGTTATGCGATGCCCGACGTTAGCGAAGATTCGTTTAAAAGCGTCATCAGCTTGCATTTTCTGTTTGAGATCAGCTTGACTTCCTTCATGTTTCATCTGCTGGAACCCATACACGGCGCAGAGATGGACAAAATCATCCCTGTTAGCGGTGGGCAACAGGAGTGTCTCCGCGGTATTAATCGTTGTTATGGTAAATTCCTCCTGCAAAGTCCCAGAAACAGAAACCATGTATTGAGAGAAGTAAACCATTTCCAATTCCCTAGGGAGGATGACCACCAGATCATCCCACTTTACGTTATTTGCATCCGTCATGGACGCTGAATAGTTCAGGATGAGTTCGACATAATCAACCGCCGTATAATCAGGACTCCCGGTCTCTGACACATCAGCCCAGTCCCATGATACTCGATTCCAACCGGCCTTCCATGTTCCGCCGTTAATCGGAGTAGTTACTGTAACAGCCCCATAGGCAGAAGAACTACTGCCAAACCTGATCTCCGCCGAGGAGATGGTTGCAAGTTGAGCAGCGGTAAGTTGCTGTAAATCAAGCCATGATCTGAAGTGACCGATGTTTTGATAACCAGACAAATCAACTGTTGTCAGGGTTGTATTTCTAATACTGGCTTTGTTATTCACGGACTGGGAGACGTCTATGTCAAATTCCAAAGACCCAGATCCTTTCTTAAATCTATCGGCATTAGCAGCTAAAGTTCCCGCGTCAGAAGTTGAAGCATCAGACGCCCATGTACCATCCTCTGTCAAGGAATTAAGTGCGGCCAGAGTAAGTCGGGTATTTCCGTTCCGATAAATAAGACGCAGGATATCAGTATTGTCCCTCTCTTCAACACAGTACACGTTCGTTACCCGCCCCTCCTTGATGAATTCATCTACTGTCTCTTCATCTTCGGGATCGAATCGTTCATAGGCATTGTTAGGATCTCTGATCGCTTTTGCATCCTTAAAATCATCGATCCCCAAATCATTTACAACTGAATAATCTGATTCATCACTTAGGTAATCAAAAGTAATGATCCGTTTAGTAGTATCAAGATTCATCGATGATTGTAAGAGCTGGATCGTTTGGTTGATCAATCTAACACGTTCAGTCTGCGACACCCGTACGCCCACGGTCGTCCTAAGGCGGTCCTGAAGATATGTATCTATCGCGCTAAGGGGGATTGTCTTTGCCATTTTTTCTTCTTAATTCTCTCACCCCTGCCGGACGGCAAGGGTCAAGGAACTACTTCTTAAAAAGACCGCCCACAGAACTTATGATTTTGTTCTTCCCAGTGTTGTCTTCAAACAGATTCTTTACCAGATAACCAACACCGGCGGTCAGGGCAATGCTGAGGATCTCCCTGAATTGATCCGCGGTTATCGCCAGACCATTTACCTCAATGAGTTCCTTGCTGTAACCAAGCACCGCCACGATGACAGCAACGAGAGCACCTTTGGCAACATCTTTAAGGTTGAGGTTCATAAAATCACTTCGGACTTCTGCCATATTTGACTCCTTTTTGTGAACGTTAATTATCATTTTAGCCGTAGCAGCAGGAAGATCGACGAACATTCCCGCGCCATACTTCCCGGCGAAGGCATTCACTACGCTTCGCGGAATATAGAAATAACCTTTATCTCCCACGTCGGGACCATAGGAGTTCAAGAGGACAAGGCAGTCCTTCTCCCGGTCATATCCAGTATAAACGATAAAATGACCAAACCCGCTGGTCGGTACTCTGCTCGGGATATTCGGATTATCCATCGGCCAGTCCCACAGCACACCCGAGCCGACTGCGCGTTCTTGATCACGGAACTGGTAGAGCGCCACGCAGATGTTATCGAACGGATCATAGCGGCCGTCAATAAAGAAGTAGGATTGTTTCTTAAACGGCTTGGCCTTATCGAACAGATCCTTCGGCCAGTTCTTGATATGCCGCAAGAATGTCGCGTCATGAGTTTCGAGGCTCATTGGAGAGTCAGCTTTACGAAGCGAACCGTACTTCACCGGCCGCTTGAAAGCGTCACGAAGGTTCTGACCCCACTCGTCTGGGTCGCCGGAGAGGAGTTTTGAGACCGCGAAACCCCAACTTGGTTCAAATTCCTCGTCCTCCTGGAAACGCGACATCTGATCCGTGCCGTAGGCCGAGCAGTAGTCGGATTCTTTCTGGTGCAGAGGAGAGATGCGGGGAAGCTCGAATTTCGGCAGGATATCCTTAATATCCATCTGTGGAAATACCGCGCCAAGAGGGAAGTCGTGTTTGTCCTTCTTCAGCGGAACCAGTCCGAATTTCAGATTGCCTTTGAGTTTACGTTTTGCCATTGTCCTTATCTCCTTTTATTGACTTGTAGATCCCCGCTCCCAAAACCATACCCAGCACCGAGCAAAAAAATATAAATGTGTCATTGAGATAGCCCTGGTCGGAGAGAATCGTCATGCCGAGGACGATCAGCAGCACTATTGTCGCCACGCCGAGAGCGTACCATTGCATTCGTTCCTTGTTTGAAAGCATGAATAAGAATACTTATCTATAAACTTTTTTCGCGAGCCAGCCGCAGGATTGGTCAAACCAGTGGAACAGGTGTTCCGTCAGAACGCCGAGCGCGAAGCCGAGGAGTACATAGAGATACTGCATGGGAGGAGGTTAAGGATTAAGGGGACAGTCATCCGCAAATTCAATATCAAACCCATTCTCGTCAAAGGAAATTTTGCTCACGACCACGAAGCCGAAATGAGCGAGGAGGGCGAGGGCGATGATAGCGAGGAGGAGTTTGAGGGTCATGTTAGAATAAAGTTACTGTGCTTCTGTCTGCAATGTTCCCGCCACGAAAGCGTGGGCTTCCGATCCTGTCCAGCTCCAGGACATCGTGACGCTGGCGGCGGCGGATACCGAGGGTTCGTAGGACATCACGAGGGTATCGTTGACTCCGCCCGCGGCGACATCGAGCTTGGCGGCCGTGGTCTGATTCGCGCCCACAGTCACGCCGCTCGCCGGTCCCTCTTTTGTCCAGCCGCAGTCCACGCCCATTTCTCCGGCGACAGCCGTAGTCAGGGTTCGGGTCATCGACTCCGCGTTTGCCGTGGTCGTATCATTGTCGCTAAAAGGAGAGGTCTGATCGACGTTGTAAAAAACCGCCCCGCTGATCGCGAAGCCGGTGGCGGCCGCGCCCATATCCACGGAAACAGTGTTTGCTCCGGCCACCGGATTGACGACGTAGTAAAGCTGGGCCCGCAAGTCCGTGCCGTTGTCCGCCGAAGTCAGCGAGGTGGCAGTAGTGCCGCCGACAGTGACAGTGTCCGCCGTGCGGTCTCCGGCCGTGGTGTCGCGAGCCACAACGCAAACCACGGCGATCGCGCCGTTCAATCTGGCGTGATTGGCAACAGTCAGGGTAAAAGAGTCCGAGGAAGCCCCGGAAGCGTCGCCGCCGTTGGCCGTGGAGTCAAAAGTCACTTGTTTGCCGGTGTCGTCTTGTCTGGCTTTTGCTCCGGCCGTGCCGTTTATTTTCCCGCCTGCCTGACCTTTTATATTCCGGCAGTTCAAAGTCGCGCTCTCGATGATGTTCACAGTGCCGTAGATTATGCAGTCGCCCTGAACGTAGGTGTCGGCGCTCACATAGCAAACGTCCCCTGCTTGCACATACCAGTCGCCTTGCGCGGCCGGGGTGCAGGAAGCGGTGGGAGTGGCCAGCGAGATCGTCACGACTCCCATAGCCGTCGCGCCGCCGCCCGAACCCCAGGTTGAAGTTTGCGCTCCGGCGGTAACGCCGATTTCATCGCCAAACGCCGCGTCCCCCTCGTTGTAGCGCACAGTCTGTCCGGTATCGGCGCTCAAAGTTCCTGTGCCGAGTTGCGCGGCGTCCACCAGAGCCGCCCCGGAAGTTGAGGTCACGGTAGCGCTGACCGACGTCGCGCTCGCGCTGTTCCCGCCGTCGCTGCTCTCCGGTGCGCTTTGAGCGACGCCGGTAAACAGCCACGCCTCGACGTCCGTTTGAGTAACAGTGCCGGTATAAGTGACGACTACGTTTCCGGCGGTAGCGTCCGGCGCGATGCGATAGTAAAGAGCGTCCGTTCCGACAGCCGCCAGCTCCTCGATAGCTTTCGTCACGGCGTCGCTGTTGAATGTTATAGAAACAATCGGCTCATCCGCGTCGGTAGCGTCCCAATGCGCGGAGCCGACGACTAGCATTGTGTTCCCCGCCGCGTCCGTGCCGTTAAAGGGAAAAGTTATAGACGAACAGGCCAGGCATCCCGCGACAGTCGAAGTCGAATGGGCAATCGCGGCCTCGGCGCGGTTGAGTTCAAAAATATCTTTGAGGTCGGAATTGAGGCGAAACTTTCCGCTGGCCTCGTTTAGCTCAAATCCTTTCGGGGTTTCGCCTTTGGGGAGTTCCACGGCTCGCTCCGCAATCCAGTAAACTGTAAACTCGCCGTCGTCATAGTAATCGCCGAGCTTGATGCCCCGCCGGTCAGCGGCGTCAAAGTCATGGCCGCAATCGGCATTGACCGGCGTCGCTCCGGCTTCGCCGTAAGAGGCGTATTCCTCCGGCGTGACCGGTATGGTTTGTCCATTTTCATACTTCGCGCAGCCCTCGCCGACTATGGTGAGCTTCCGCGCGTCAAATTCTACCGGGCCTGGAACGACCACGGGCAGAAGCGTCGCGGCCGCGGCCGTCGGGATAATAAAAAACCACTTGAAACGGCGCCATTTATCGGCCGTCCAGGTCTTGGTTTTTTGCCACTTTTCTTTTAACCAGTTCATTTGAACTCGATAGTTGAAGTGCTGCCGTTTTTATAGAAACTAAATCCACTATCCACATCCAAGCCGCCGCCGAACGTCGAGGTTGCGGTTCCGGTTTGAGTAAATGATCCATTCACGCGCAGAGTGCTGTTTATGGTCGAGGACGCATTGACGAAAATTCCGGCGGTCGTGCTCGTTGGCGTCAAAGCCAAACCGCCAAAAGTGCTCTGCCACGCCCCGTTCTGTCCATCAGCCCCGCCAGCCCCGCAAGCCGAGCCAGTTCCGGAGATGAGGCCGTTGGTGTCGATCTGCATACACTGCGTCGAGCCAGTAATCGTGTTGATTGTCAGCGCCCCGGCGACAGTCACGGCGCCATTGAACCTTGAAGTCCCCATCACCCCGAGCGTGGTGCTGGGCGCCGCGGTTCCTATTCCTACGCGGTTCTCATTGATGTTGACGACAAACACGTTCGTATCTGCCACGATGTCAGTAGCGAACGTAGAGGTTGCAGTGTCAATCGTGAACCGAGTCGTTAGGGAATTAAGTGCTGTCCCAGTTGATCCTGCCGAAGCGGTTTGAAATATGATTGATCCACCAGCACCAGTTCCGGTTCCTTTACCGCCCGCAATCGTCAACGCTCCCCCGGCAATATTCGTTCCACTGCCGCCGGTAGCATTGATAACCAATGATCCCGGACTTGTTGATACCACGCCCTCGCCGATATAAAAATTGGTGATCGGGTAACTCACGTTCCCAACTACGAGTTGATTGGCACCGGTTACGACGGCTTGGGTGCCGAGCGCGATGGAAAAAGAATGGCCTGCGATTGAGGTATAATTACCAAGAGCGACGGAACCGATGGCGCTGCCGCTGATTACGGCACCCTGCCCAAACAATATGGACTGGTCGGCGGTTGCTGCGACGCTTGAGCTAGATCCTATCACTATACTCTCCTCACCAAATGCGTCCGAAGCATTGCCGATGGAAACGGCTCCGCAACAATCGTTAATGGTTCCCGCAACAGCCGCACCGCCTCCGATGGCGATGCTCCCTGGTGCTCTCGATTCCGAACCGCCTCCGATGGCGATTCCTGCTGATTGACTCTCGTAGTTAGTGTTCGCCCCCCGCCCAATCGCAATAGTATCCGTGCCAAAAGACAAAACATTGGTTCCGATTCCGATCGCGTCATTACCGGCGACAGTAATATTCGCGCCGATGGCAATTTGTTGAGTAAACCCAGTTGTAGTGCTGGCTATACTACCGATGGCGATATCATCGGTGCCCGGGGTGAGCGAAGAAGGTCCTAACCTGGTGCTATTACCCCCCGCTCCCGGTATCAAAACTGTTATTCCACTAGTAGTTGGGGTTAACGTTAATCCGTCATTCGTCCAATTAGAAGTACCCGCTCCTCCGCAAGCTCCACCCGAACCCGCTATGAGGCCGTTCGTGTCAACCTGCAGACATTGAGTGGACCCGAGGATGCTATTAAGAGTCAATCCGCCTGTAATTGTTGCTGCTCCGTTAAACCGGCTTACTCCCAAGACCGCAAACGTCGTCGTCGGCGCCGCCTGATCCTTTCTTGGTAGTGTAAGGATTTCCGCCAGAATTTGTCTATGTGAAACCATAAATGATTCAATTAACCGTTCTTCAGTTTTACCCAATTCCGCAGACAAACCATTCGAAATTTCGATTACACTAGGAAAGGATTCGTTTAAATGAACCACTTGCTCATCAGGTTTAAATTCAGATTTAGCAAGAAGCGTTGCTTCAGCCGTCTGCCCTCCTTTCAATGCTCGATCCCAAACTTCCCTAGCTACAATTTTCCCTAGCCGCTCCAATTCTTCTTTAGTAAGTTTCCCCCGAAGACCTCCTACACTTCCACCTCTGAAACCACCGCCGATGTCCCTGACACGAACGTCAATCGTGGTACTGTCAAAACTCTCGTGCAACGTCGTTTGCCCGACGTTGGTATAGACGTCGATCACTATCACATATTGGCCGTCAACAGCGGGCGTCCAACTGCCCTCATAAAGGTAGGCAATTGTGCCATTGGCTGTCAGGTCCACGGTCGTAACTAAAGCACCAGTTGAATCTACCACCCGGGCTTCAGGAAAGAGTCCCGTCGTTTGGAACGGCGCTAACCATTCAATTCTGAGCGCGGTGCCTTGGAAACCCCACAGAAGATTTGCCATTTTTATTATTACTACTTCTCAAAGTTCTGCCCCCTCTTTTATTGAAGAGGCAGAGTGTGAGAACTAGCTCTTACTGGGTGATACAGTCAACGTAGACTTCTCCCGCCATGCTGGTATAACCAGTCGAGGAGGAGTTATCTGGTACCCCTGAAGCGTCAAACGCGCCGTTCAGATAGACACCGTTTCCCCACAGAAAAAGCGAGGTTGTGGTGCCGACCCAGAAGGATGTTCCAACCGCTCCCTTGTGGAAATTGTTGGAACCCGATCCCGCCGGGGAGAGAAACGCCGTGGTGTTCGTCGGCAGCGTGGTCGTAGCCATGATGCTGTTCCCCGCGCCCGACCATGATGTTGCTGAAGTCGAAGTGCCAATACCGAATACCAAAGCGACTGAATCCGCGCCCCCTGATGTGTAGGGATAGATGATCACGTTTCGGCAGAGCTTGGGTACACCCGTGTTCTGGATGGAGAACAATCCACCCGGAGTGGTTGTTGCAGCTGCCGCGAAATTCAACGCTTCGTTGAACTGCGCGCCAAGCGTTACGTTTCCAACAGTCGTCGTGCCCGTTAGCGTCGTCAGTTCATTTACTTGAAGGTTCGTGAACTGCGTCGCTGAATCGGAAGCATCGCCGAAATTAACATCATCAATTCCACCGATACTGTCGTTGACTACCTCAAATCTCACCGGAACAGTTAGTATGCTGTTTCCAACAGCAAACTGACCGATGAAAAGCGCCAAGACTATGATCAGAGCGTAGATCCCCCAATTTTTAATCTGAGGTTTCTTCATTGTTTCGCTCCTTTCTTGGCTTTGCCCAGTTTCTTCTTCGGTGTTTTCGCAGCTTTAGACGGTTTCGGCGGGTTGATAAACACCGCGTACTCCTCGTCAGAAGCTGAGACGACCTCCAAAGCGGCAGACATCTCCTTGAGGATCTGCCCGATTGAGGATTCGACTACCACCGACTTTCGACTGGGGATCACCACTTCCTGACCACCCGCGACCAAGAGCTTGTCCTTATCGTCCGGATTGTGGACGCGCAAGTAGGCCATATAGAATAGTAAGGAAGTTAATTATGAGCTGTAAGCAGCACCGTCACCCTTGCTCCCCCAAGTACCGCGCCAGTCAGAGTGACCAGCCGCGAGACGTTGCGAGACGCCAAAGATGTGGTTCCTAGTGCCATTCTCCCGTTCTTCGAAGAACTCCGGTTCCTGCCGGACGTACAACTTCAGTTTGCTGTAGTTGGTGTCGATCAGGTACCAGGCGGTCGTGGAACCGTTGGAACCGGTGGCATTAAGCCACTTGGAAACCAACACGTCCACGATAACGCCATTATAGAAGTTGATGTCGTTGTTCGCCGTGGATGGGCGGAGTTCGGAATCGGCCAAAATGACGCCCGTTTTGGCGAGGTCATCCGGCACGACCACAATCACGCGACCCATAAACTCCATCGGCAAACCGCGATCAGTGAGTTGCTTGACTAAAGCGAGGCGGCCCGTCTCCAAGTTCGACTCCGACAGGGTGATGCCCGTGGCGGAAGCGTTACTCTGAGTAGAACCACCATCTTTGCGGGGATGCAAAGTCGAGAACAAAGGAACAGCGTCAGCGTAGCGGTAAACGGTGAAACCGTTGGTTACCGCCGTAGTGACGAATCCCGAATTGATGACGTTCATACCATATTTAACCTTGGTACGCTTTCCGGAGACGGCCAAGTGGCGAAAATCATCAAGTTTGTCTTTATACTCGCTGTCAGCAATCCGCTCTTCCGTTACGACTGTTGAACCAGTAAGTTTCTGGGCGCTATAGTCTGTCTGGTAAGTTACGAGATTAGCGTCTTGATTGTACGCCGCGCCTTCGGCCGTCTCACTGAGCAGGTTCAGCCCAGCAACACCGACATCTCGAATCTCACTGTCTCCTGTGCTTTCAACCTTGAAGATGCGCTGCAACTCCGCCATACCATCATAAGTGGTCTGGGCTTGGTCGAAAACGTCCTTGAATCTGGCAATTGCTCCTGAACGAGCTAAATCGCCAAACCGAGCGCGTGTTTCAATGGCAGATGTACTAGCCATGTATGCTCCTTATGTTTGGGTAGTTAGCCCGTTAATTATCCGTAGTTAGGAGTGCCGCCGAAGATTTCGGATTCTCTGATAGAACAGAGAATGTTGCCGGAATCGTCTGGATCGGTACCCCAACCGTAGAACTGACCGCTGATCGTACGAACAGCGGAAGTTTCTGCAAGGTCATCCTCGTCGGTAACGTCGATATTCGCTCCGACCTTGTCGGAGTTATTGGTCGTACCAATAGTCCCCGTAACGTCTGCCGAGTAAATTGAATACTGGGAGACGTCGCAGAGGAGGGCGATCTGATCGTCCGTGGTATTGTCGCTACCGACTGTTACCACACCCGACGCTACCGTCCAATCACCCGCTTCAACCCGGCTGTCTTCTTCAGGAAGAACACCGCGACCATAGCGGTCAACCACGGCGTGGACGATGCCGAAAATGGCATTGCCAGCCGTAGCGAGACGAGCGAAGCCTGCGTTATAGCAGTCTACTGCGTCTCCTGGTTGAACGGCGATCGAATTATTAGCGATCACCTTGCGGAGAACAGGATGCGAATTGCCCAAGAGGTTAGTCTTATAGGCAAAGGCCATATAATTTCATCCTTTTCTCCCTTGTTGTTAGAGATTAGAGTATTCCCTGATCAATCATGGCCTGGATACTTTCCAAAGGAAGAATGCGTCCTTTGGTATCTTTCGTGTAGGGCTGGATTTCCCTGGCCCTGTCCGAAATTGGAGCTGACCCCTTTGCGACCTTTCGGATGGTCTGAGTAGAGCCTAAGTCAGGAGGCGTCTCAACCGCACCCGGCGAAGGTTTGCGCCTTGACCTGATGGTGCCGAGGACATCCTCAAACATCTGCTCTACCCGTTTCCGTCCGACTGGTCTAGAGGATTTGGACATATCCTTCTTCAGGATTTCCTCCTCCACTTGAAGGCGACGTTTTGCGAACTCCGCGTCCTCGTCAGAAAGCTGGGCAATCTCCTGCTCATACTTGTCAGTTACGTCCGCGCGTTTTGATAGGTAATCTACCAAAATATGCGGGGTAGGAGTGGCAACGTCCGCCGGCGGAACGTCAGGATTGGGTGGCTTCTCTTGTTCAACGGAGATATCAGCGAAAAGTTCAGATTTCCGCTTCTTCCCCTTAACGTTGAGAAGGTCCGACCGGTAAGTTTCCGTCAACGCGGCGTCCTTCTGGAGTCTCTCCAACTCTACCCTGTCAACCATCACCTTGTCAGGCGCGGGTCCAACCGGGGGAGTATCAGGCTTATTTGGTTCCGCTGGCTTCTCGGGAGGTGAAACCGGCGGTTTTTCTGTGTCGGGAGGAGCGTCCGACGGCGCTACCGGTTCTTCAACCGGGGGAGCGCCATTTAACTCCTCATTCTCTTGTGCCATACAAATTCCTTTTTGAGTCCTTTATTTGAGTGGTGTGACCAAACCACCGTGGGAACTCGTTACACAAAAGGTGCCGCATTTGCGACACCCGGACCCAACAGCGACAACAAGGGATGAGTCGCTGCTAGGGTCGGGATGCCCCAAACTCTAGCCCCTTTGTACGTTTAGTTGTTAAAGATCACCGGTGGACGACGACGACGGGTTTGCGGTACTTGTCATAAAAACTGCCGTAACCCCTCTTCTCGCCGCCATCCTCGTCTACCTCTATCAGCCAGTTATAAGTCGGCGGTTCCCCCAAGGGAACGTCTGGCGACCCAAATGTGCGGTAGATGTATTCGGCCTGCTCCTCATTGAACTCGCTGCCTTCACCAAAAGCCACGGTTTCTCCAGGTTTGATGACCACTCGGAAGCCCTCAGATCTGTCCTTGTCGAGGAAACCCCGAGCTTTGACTTCATCCACTTCACCGTTTGGCCGGAGAGGTTTACTGACCCACTCCCTCGGATTGCTGATCGGGTGTACCGTGAGGACCACGTCGATGACGTTCGTCTGTTTGAATTCGTCAATCCTGTTCTTTAGATAGCGCATCTTGTTTTTCCTTTCTCCCCCTGATTAATTCTAAATTCCGTTTAGCTTCCGCCATTTCCTTTCTGAACCACCGGTAACCCATGACCGTTCCTTTCTTCAAGAGCCTCATCTCCTCCTCCCCCTCCGGAACGTTAAAATAACCGGCTATATTCGATGAAATCAGAGCTTGGAACAACTTGTCGGATCCCTTAACTTGGTGGATGTTGTAAAGAATCTCCAACTCTTCGTCCCTGGTCATCCCTGTCGGGGTAAACGGCAGGAATTTCGAAACGAGATAACCCAGCAACTTCAGCTGGAGCCGCCTCACTGTACTAACTCCCTTAGAGTCGGCTCAACGACGGCCTCGCCGGGGTTTGCTTCCACGCCTCCCCTGGCTTCCTCCATTCCTGGTACGGCGCCCTGACCCTTCGGCGCCCGCAACCTTCTGGAATCCTTGTCTGGGAACTTGTTAACGAAATCATCAAACAGGACGTCGCGGTTGACGATGTCAGGGAATAAAGCCATGGTAGTCTTTGCGAAACTCGCCTCCTGTGCCTGCCGGAGGGCCTCTGATTGCTTTAGGCTGGACCTGGGCACCATAAACACTTCCCCCTCGGAATCCCGGATGAACTCCGGGGTTACTTCCATGCGTTCGGTGGGAGTCGGCGCTGACCTAGCCTTCGTTTCAACGTTCTTCTGGGACGGATAGCGGGTGATTTCCACTTCAACGTTGCCGATTGTCCCATTGGACATTACTTCGTCCCGCAGCACGACTTTCCTGAATCTCTCCTCCTTGTCGTCTTTGTGGGATGGCAGAGTGTAAAACTGGACGATGTTACTAAGCCGCAACTGATACTTGTCCCGGATGGCAAACTCCATCAACCGCAGGAATAAGGAAACCAATTCCAAAGCGCCTTCCCTCTCAATTTGGACTTGCGTCGCCGTCTTGTTGGTGGAACCGCCCTGACCGGTAACTTCCGAAGAAATGGAAGTATTCTCCAATTCCTTCTCTAAATACTGCAGGATCTGCATGCTCCCCTGACCAGGCTCCTTCAGATCCATCCGCTCCACCGATTCATTGCCTATGGGATCTTTGATTTCCACGATACCGTCAGGTTCCAAATATCCCTCGCTCAAATTGACCGACCCTTTCACGACGATCGGAGCCTGTAGAGCCATCGTCAACCGATCCAGTATGTTGTCAAAGAACTTATCCCTGGTATCCTGGGTAGCGATCATCTTGTCCGCCAGGGACTTCCCGTAAATAAACTTCGAATCAATCAATTCGAACTGGCCGACCCAGAACGGCAATTTTTTGTGATTGAACGGAATTGGTTGAACGGTGCTACCCCCCTGACAATTGATCCAGATCCCATTCGCGATCATTACGTACTCGTCGGTCGCCTTATTAAAATACCGGAGGATTTCCACTTCGTCCGATTCGATGTCGTTCGACGGCTGGTAGTAAGAAAATCCCCCTTTTTCGTCCTGCCCCACCGCCGACCGGTTGGGTTGGACCAAATCCGCGTCAGGATAATAACTAAATTCCGTTTGAAAGGAACCAAACTTCACTACTTGCCGCCAAGCGGAATCATCCATGTCCTGCACGTCAGAAACAAAGATGTCCCCAAAATACATGTCCTCCAGGGGGATTAGCACCCCGTAAACGTCATTGAAGAATTTAATCTCCCTTTCCTCTACGGTAGTCTCGCCGGTCTCAGGATTCTGATTTTTAACCCACCTAACTTTCCGCTTGTCGATCCTCCACCCCTCGAAACCGACCACCGTTCCTTTGGCCATGGCCTCAAACATCTCCCAGATGAGTTTTTTGTCATCTTTGTTCTTATATGCCGAAGCTTTTAACAAAACGTTTAGAACTCGTTCCCTGACTTTGGCCAGGAAATCCGTTTCATTCGTCGCCCAAACCCTCGGTTCCATCATGCTCTGAGCGAGTTTGGAAAGAATACCCATCAATTTATTCCTAGTAGTCGGACCTGCTTGGTTGGCCTGCCACCATTTCTTGTGGGAGGGCCTCTCCTTAAACTGATTGATGCGCTTAACAGAATCTTCTACATACTCCTGGAATGACCTGTTCCTGAAGAAGGAAAACGATTGGTTCCGCGTCGTTCTCATGTCATAAAACCGCGAGACCACGCGACTCGCCACGTCACGCCGTTCGTTAGATTGCAGTCTAACCTTGACTTCAGTTTGCTGCTCTCCGGTTATCGGACTCTTAACTTCAGGCATTGGATCCCTTTAGATGATTTCAATTTCGCCCGTCTGTAACAAAAGCGTCCCGTACTGCCCCTTGCCACTTTCCTGTTGGATATCGACAGTAGTCCGGTTAGTGGCCCTGGCCATCGTAATACCACGGAGATCGTCGCTGGAAACAATGTAAACCCTCCCGCGGTAGCGAATCCGCGGTTCTGTAACCTTACCGATTCTGCTCTTTTTTTTCATAGCCTTTAATTAGACCCTCTTTAATTATTAGGATTTCGTACAGGTATCTTACGCCCCAAACCAAGTCAGCCCTGCTTACCCTGCGCTCCCGGTCCGCCCAAGCAACGATTCTTTCAATCCGCTCATTATCGCCTGCGGGGGGGGTTGTGCATATCGGTTTGAACGCAACCATTACCTCACTATCGGTTCAATGGTAACGTATTCATCAGGGGCAGTTGGGGCAGGTATACTGGACGCCCCCAAATTCCTCTGGTCGTATTGCCAACCCCAAACCAGCCCCCCCGCAGAACCCCCTAACAAGAACACACCAATGAGTATCACTAACCAGTTTTTCATTTAATTTTAGATCCCTGCCATGCCGACCTCTTCCCGGATCGGCCTTGGCTTAATGTTAGACTTAATAATTCTTTCCATTTGTTGCTCCCCTCGTTCCGCGTCCGCCGCCAATTGTTCAGGGTTCTTCAAGAAATTAGCGAAGTATTTGAACTGATCCACCCCGTGAGAATTGATGTCGTGAACGGGTTCCTGTTCAAACTCCGCTAAATTCGCGTTGTATTTGTAATGATAACCCTGAAGCCTATCAAACGCCGTGAGCATTCTAGAACTGTTCGACCCGTCATCCATGAATACTTTCTTCAGTACCCACTTCGCCTGGGAGATGGCCTGCATCCTGCCGACTGGCTTTACGACGATTTTTTGGAAACCACCCATTCTCAACGCTGAAACCAAAGACCGGCCGGACGCCATTTCCATGTTCGTCGCAATGTTTGGATCAGGGATGACCGTAAACCCCTCCCAACCTTTCCTGTAATTCTCCCCACCTGGCGGTTTATCAATCCAGATTCTATTCCACAATCTCTCCGGATCCTTGACCCATTGTAAATAGTGGTCCAACCCATAATTCTGGTTTTCATAATAATCAAACCATCTGACCTCCTCCGCGTAACCGATAATCTGGTAGAACCCGTTGGCCCAGACCGCACCCGTGCCTGGATCGAATGCCCAATAAACTGGTAAGTGTGCGATGTAGGGAATCTTGGCAAGCCGTTTGTCCATCCGCATCGATGCCAATTCCTCATGGAAGACCGTACTCTGTTGCGTCCCCGCGTAGCTGATGTCCAACTCCTGCGCCAATTCGTCCGGCCGGTATCGCTTTTTCTGTTCCTCATACCACCAGGACGTCGTTCTGCCGTCAACCTTCGTTATCCCCGCGGATTTGATCGGATGCTGCGACCAATGAACGGTTACACGATGGATCGGCTCCTTTTGCAGAGCAAAGAACCGGTTGTTCTTATAAAGCGGGGTGGACACCGCGATCCTACAGGAGGAAGTTTGCCCGGCGGACGTCCACGCCGCGTCATCGGTGTGCTCCCACTTCGAAAATTCGTCGAAGAACGCCGCATTCTTCCTACCGCCGGTGCCAAAATTGGCGTTGTTGGATTCCCCAGCGATCGAACCACCTGATTGGGGATTCTGGATGTTCATCCAACCTGAATGAACGTCCGTTTTAAACCCCTTAGGCAATAACCACTTCGGTTGTTTCTCCAAAAGAAATCGCGCCTTGGGGAGCAACGCGTCTAAATCCCCGAGTTTATCCACCTCCTCAGCCTTCCTCGAACCCGCCAGAAACGTCATGCCGTGGAACTGCCAGAGATAAACGTAAACCAGCATTACGGACCACGTTACACCCATATCCCGGGACTTTTCAATCAGTAAATCGTGCCCCTGAACAATCGCCCCCTGGATGTCTTTTATCAGGTTCCTCTCAAATTTGGCCTCGGGCTTCGCGGGGAAAACTTCGTCCCAAAATAGGAATGGAATGACTTTCTGGTCCATGCGGGGTTCATATAACCACGCCCAATTGCGGAGCCAATGTTCGATATTCTCTTGACAAAGAGCTACCTCTAATGCAAATTTATGTTCGACCGTGTATGCCTTCCCGGGGGCTAATAAATTCTTCATCCGCTCCGCTCGGCGGTCGATTTCGCGGGTTACGGCTTCTTCGTGTTCTCTGAGGGCTTTAACGTACTGACTGTCGTCCATAATTCCTCATCCGCTAAAAATACCCGATAATTGCGCAGAACTTCCCAACTGAATTGTTTCCGGAGTTGTGGCGTTCCCAAATAACCAAGGACTCGCGGATTCCCATATCCCATAAATTGGGCGAGACGGATTGGGGGGTTCACTTCTTCCAGAGCATCACCAGAAATCCATTCCAGAAAGTCCTCCGACAGCATCCGATCCACTTCCGTCCGCAGGGCTGGGTCGCCGAACCATGACAGGAATGAATTGTCCGGAGCCTGTAAGAACCGAAGAACACTCTGCGTGAAATCAGCTTGTTTCATTCCAATTCCCCAGTCTGCGCGAATTTAATGCGCTGTTCCGCGGGTAGATTAGAGAGATCTAAATGTAAATGTAAATGCTGTTGCGGCTTGTCCTCCTGACTTTTTATGTCCCCCCTAATAGCTAAAACATGGCGCAATCCTTTGTCTATCGCGTCCACATCATCAATTTCACTGACCTTTTCGATTTCCTTTGTCACATTATTGTTGCGGTAGACCGGCTTCTTCGCGATGAGCAACATTTTAATACGATTAGCAACCAAACCTTCCGTTACACCCTGCTTCTCCAATTGCATCATTAAACCTTGCTTTACCCGCTCCGGCATCCTTTGCCGGGCAAATTTAGCGTACGTTTTACCAAAACCAGCCTTTAACGCGGAACGATAAGCATTCCCTGATTCTAAATAATAAACAACGAACTTTGCCCAGCGACCCTCACCCCAAAGGTTCGGCATCAAATCGCCGTCCTTTTTGCTCCGTCGTTGGGAGGTGATGTTTATTCCGTTGATATTCGTTTCAATTTTCATTTTATTTTCTTCCTACCTTCTCTCTGTTCTTTTGGTACCGCTCCACCGGTATCTTTGTGGTTTTGCGCTTCAATTAAATCATCTTCTAAAAGATAATCTAGGTATGACCGGAGTTTACCATCAGCAGTAACCATGTCCATGGTCTTTACCTTCATGGACCTTGCTAAAACTTTGCCCCCGTCTAAATCTGAAATTTGGATGGTAATCATTATCATCTCTTGTGTTTTATGTGAATTCCATACTTACGTTTCCAACGTTTATAAATCTTGGGGTGCTTCCGCCTTAGGTAACTCCGCTGCTTCGCTGAACGGAACGGCATTACTCCCCTCTCCTCGCCTCGTAAACGTTTTTTTCCTGTTCGGTCATGGGATGGAAGGTGATTATGGCCCGCACCTGATCCTTCGTAAACAGCAATTCCGGCCTTATGGTGTGTAAATTTCCCAACTCCCAAATTTCCAATTTCTTTACCAGTTCCTCCTGCCGTTTATCGCGCTGTTCCTGTTGCCTGCCTTTCTGGCCGCCAATTACCGGAAATTTCCATTTCATCGCATCAAACCTTTCCGGCGGAGTTCCTCGTATCGTTCCCGTTGGATTTTAGGGTCATTTGAACCTTTAATATAGGCCACTTTCCTGCGATTCTCGTTCGATCGACGTTCCAGGATTTTGCGCATTCTCCCTTGGTGTTCTCTAATTTTCTCCTTTTCAGACAAGGTAAATTCTTCAGCGCGCCCATGGGACGCCCCTATCTTTTCCGCTTCTTTTAATGAAGTTTGGTAGATATATTCAGTTTCTCGATCCGGGCTTGTTCTACCCATTTTACCTTACCCTCTTCTGGCTTCCGCCATAAAAAACAGGGCACGTCGGACCCCTCTAAGAAGGGACTAACGTGCCACGTCTAGGTATATCCAACTTGGACGGGCTAGTAACACCAAAAACGGGGCGCGGTTTAATTGCGACTCCTATTAATGGTTTATGACTCCTGACCGGAGGGGGGTTGAGTCCAATCTGCCCGGTCTGCGTGACTTCCCGGCCACATTTAAGGCAGGACGTGGCCATCCATAGATGCATGACACCCGCCTCCCCCAAATCGCCATGGACCGGACATAAAAAGACACCCATAATGGCGGGTCTACTCTGTAACCGCTGGGTGTATTTACTCGGTTTGGCCATGGGTTTTTATTATTTTTGGGCCTCTAAATAGGAAGAACGACGTGCGAGGGAATCCCTAGTATAAATGGCGACATAGGGTTTCTTAGTCGTGCCATTAATTTGTCTTTCTACCACCCAACCCTGGATTTCCCATGAGCCGCGGTCAGGGGGGAAATTGTCGAGTAAAGTCTGCCTAAGTTGTTTGAGTTTTATTTTCCTATATGGCACACCCTTGGCGGCTGTTAGGGTCTGGATCTCTTTGATCGCGTCTATGGGGCTTGTGGGCGTCTCTAGAAGTTTATTTGTCATATAAATTTGGATCTGGTTCCCAACTGAGCCGAAGGCATGCTATCCCGGCCTCCCTATGTTATTCCTACAAGCTCGGCACGGGGGTAGGATATAGTGCCGGAAGGGGAGCCGCTGCTGGGTCGCTTCACCCGTTCGCCCCTTTTCTCTGGGACGGGTTTACCATTAGGACTTTACCCGGGGGAAAAATACCCGGGACTAGGTTGCTACTCCCATAACCAATCATCAAATTACGTGGGCTGGAAGTTTCACCGCACCTCGCGTGCTACCGCTCCAATGGATTAAAGCGTTGACGGTAGCAGGATCTCGCGCCAGTCTTTCCTTCAGTCACGACACTAGGGGCAGGATATAAGACGGGGGCCAACACCTTAGCACTACGGCGGGGGGTGTGTTGGTTCGCCGACCGATCCCCGCTATGGCTCTTAAAACTCTACTACCATTTTATCATACCCCCGTCCGGTTGTCAAGTGGGGGGAGGGGGGGCACCCGCAGGAGAGGTACTTGATACCCCCCGCAATCTGTGGATGAGTGACCTTGACGATATCCACACGCCCATGCTACAATGGAAACATGGGGAAACGCACAGAGTATTACGCCAAATTTAAGAGAGATGAACGGAGGGTGGCGCGATTTAAATGTCTGCAACACTATGGCCGGATTTGCCTATGTTGCGGGGAATCAGTGTGGGAATTTCTAACCGTTGACCACATAAAAGGGAATGGCCACCAACATCAAAAATCCATTAGACCTCGGTATGGTTCTATGTGGAATTTTTTAAAAAGGACGGGTTTCCCAGAGGGATATAGGATACTCTGTTTTAATTGTAATTCTGCGCGTGGTGCATTTGGGTATTGCCCCCATCGGAGACTCCCCGAGGACATACTTGACGCACAAGTCACCCCACATCAGTAGGGGCACCCGTTCGTTTACTCCCGAATACTCTTAATACCCACGGGGGTATATAAGAACGGACACTAAAGGCCTGTGGACGACGAGGATATATATCCACAGAAGCACGTAAGGACGGGCATTGGAGGGGGTACTTGACAAACTACACCCCGCCATGGTATAATTCCTTTGTGGGAGCAGGAACCCAGTTCTTTCACAACTCAATAGCTCGATAAGCGAGGGCAAGCCATAGGGAGAAAAACAAGATGAAGTATCCTACG